ACTTCAAATTGATATTCTGGGAACTGCTCAGATAATTCTTCAGCAATCTTATCACGCTCTTTCGACACAAGGTCGAATCTAGCATAATCTAATCTCTCGCTCATCGTAGCGTTCCTACCAACTGTAGAGAAGTTGATAAGCCCCATACGATGCTCAATATGATTGCCTGTTTTGATTGGGTGTTTACTCTGAGAACATTTCTCTCTAAGAGCCTTTAGAAGTTCGATTGATGCTGAAATCATGTTCTGATGAACAATCCTATCACGTTCCCATACTTCATTACCAGAGCAGTTGTATACTCTCTTGGCAGCGAAATATAGAGGAATACCAATCTGTTCGATTGTCTTAATTCTATCTGAGCCGGTGACTAGATAGACGTTATTTTCGTTACAGAAGTTAAAAAACCATTTTTCAAACTCAGGGTCAATCAAACTTCTGCTTGGTGTTAATGTACCATCAACGTCAAACACATAATGTAAACTCATCGATCTTTCCTATCTCCTTCAAATACACATATAAAATACAACGGTTCGTCTGTGGAGTTTGTCACTCTGTGAAACACACCATCATCAACTGCAACCACATCACCTGCTTTTACAGGAAAAGCATATTCATCTAAGTACATAAAACCACTGCCTTGGATGAAAATGTATACCTCTTCTTGCCCCTTATGCTCGTGCCCACGAGTTGTTTGTTTTGGATGAAGCAACGTGCTAGATACGATACTTCTTTTCAAGTGTGAATTATCAGTTAGAATATAAGTTTTGTTATCCTTAACTGTTTTTCCATTCAAAATAAAATCAGTAGCAATCTTCATTATAAATCCCCATCTATTTCAACTCAATGTATTATATATCATACAGTAGTAATTGTAAACCTTTTATATCTGAAATTTACCGTGGCTTCAGAATAATTTATATCTGCTGCTCTTACATCTAACTGAATGTCAGAAATAGATGTTGGCAACAAGTCTTCAAATGTCACTTCTACATTAACATTTTTCGTAGAATTTAGAACTGTCAATGTCGCATCCGAGAAGATGCCTGAGCTATCACCTTGATTTCTCGTAACGAGATTTTTATGCTCTGTGAAATTATCTGGAAACGCAATACCTATTAGCCAATCGTGTATTTCTAGATAGTTTTTCATATCTTCATCAACACGAAATGTGACGGAGAAGTCGCCATATTCTAATTTATCAGCATTAAAAGAGAGATTTGAGAATGGTGTAGGCACAGTGACGAACCCAGCAGTGAGTGAGGGTATCGTAGCTGCTTGCACATAATATTCAATATTAGGCGCTCTCTGTAGAGTAAATCTAAATCCTATCGGTGAAAGGAAATTTTGAGCCATATTTTTTCCATATTTTTTTTAAAAAAGTTAAAAAAGTGCTTGACATTTGATGTCAAAGTGCTTATATTATATTTATAAGATAAACAAAGGAAGACAAAATGAAAACCGCTCTGAGACTCGTCGCTACAAAGAAAGTTCTCTTTGCTATTCCTAACATGCTGATTGCTACTCTACTTCTCTATATAGCATTTGGTGCCTAAAGGAATAAGAAAATGGGTTACAAGTTGAGGTTGACCCGTGATACAGACTTGTATGTGCTGACCATTGTTGATAGCAAGTCTGGCTATCGGACAGAAGTTCGTGGTAAAAGCAACTACGAGACTGACGGTTACGATAGCGACGATGCCCTACACAAACTACTAGATGTGGTTGGTAAGAGCGCAAACATTAGTGAGTTGATGAACAGCGCCTGCGTATCAATCAATCATCAAAACTCACTGGCTGCTGTTGCAAACAAAGCACTCGACAAAGCGTTTAGAGAATAAAAAAGGGAGAGCCGAAGCTCTCCCTTTTCGTCGTTTGGTAGGTTAACCCTACTCTTATCTTACATGATGTTAGTAACAGCCACTCTGCGATAGTAGATGTTCTGATCAGCAGCAGCAGGACTTGAGTTGTCGATAGTGCCATCGCCTCTTGAAGTAGCAAATGGGTTGGCAACCATACCGTAACGAGTCTTGAAGCCAATCTTGGGTTGGAAACTATCTTCGCCAACCGCACGAACCATCTGCAATGGAACGTATGGGCAGTAGAAGATACCAGCATCGAATGCGCTAGAACCCTTGTAGCCAACGATCATGTAGTTAGCGCCTGCATATGGGTCGATATAGACCTTCATGCGACCGTTTAGAACACCAGCAAATGTGTTGCCTGTGTCGTCAACGTTTAGCTTGTTAGCAAGAGCAGGAGCGTAATCTAGAACGCCTGCCATCTGAAGAGCAGAAGCAACATCAGAAGAGCAAACTAGAACATTGCCCTTACCACGACGGGTCTGCTTGGCAATCTCATTGGCTTCACGCTCAATCTGGAACATGAGACCCTTGAACTTCTCGACGCTCCAACGACCATTAGAGTCAACATCTAGGTCGAAAGTACCAGCGGCTGCTGTGTCGCTCTGTGCGCCAGCTTTAGCTGTGTGATAGATTGTACGAATAACTTCACGATTGATTTCTGCAAGAATTTCGGCAGAAAGAATATTAGCAAGCTCTGTCTCAGCGTCAAGACCGTGGATAGCCTTTAGGTCTTGTGCTAGTTCAGTTGTGTACTCTGCTTTGAGCGCACGAGACTTGGCTGTAACAGTAACCTTGTCGATTGTGAAACCCATTTCTTCGTAAGCAGTGTTGGCTTCCATATTAGCTGTAGTTACGCCAGTACCCGTTGTTTCGGATGTAGCACCGAGAGCATTAGCGTGTGTGCCTGTACCAGAGAAGTCGGTATCAGCCTCGTTGAACAATGCTTCCTGAGAAGTATCAAGAAGGTTAGTTGTGTTAGCGAAGCGAGACTTCATAGCGAAGATAAGGCCAGAAGGACCAGTCATTGGCTGAACGCCGCAGATATCATAAGCCATCAGGTTTGGCATAGAGCGCCGAACGAGAGAGATGAGAACGGGATCATAAGAGTCAACGTTCGTTGCACCATCACCATAGTTGTTGGCTGGTGTTTCATTAAGTAGTGAATTGGTTGACCAAGCACTACCTTCTCTCAAAGCCACTTCTGTGTTTTCTAGGACAATAGCGGTAACTGCCCGCTTGTGAGGGTCTGAGATGGCATTTAATTCTGGATGCTCCAGGATTGGCCGCCACTTTGCATTTAGTTCTTCGTTTAACATTTAGAAGATTCTCCTTAACTAAGAATATTTATGTACTTATTTATATTATTTGATGTTTCTAAAAGTTTTGCTGATTGCTTGAGCATAGCGAGCCATCTGAGGATCAACGTACTTAGTATCCTCTGAATCATCAACAATTGGGTCTAACTCATCAACTTCTTCAGATACTTCTGATTTGCCGAAATAGTTTTCTTTGATAATTTCTACTTTGCGTTTGAAATCATCTAGGTCTACATATTCTAGACCTTCCGTAAGTGAACGCAGCTTTTCAGCCTGTGTGTTGGCAATACCTTCGCAAAGGCTGTCAAATACATCGGACTTCTTAGCTTCATCAAGCTCTTTAGAAACCTCAATATTAGTATCGATTTGTTCATTGAGGCTAGCTTCAAGTGCTTCGATCTTCTCTGCCATTTCAGCGACCAGATCGACTTGTTCATCAGGCACATCAATACGATGCTCTGAGAAAAGTTCTTTGAGACCAGAGATGAATGACTCTGCAATATCGGAACGAATGCCGCTTTCAACTGCAAGCGTATTTTCTTCCATCCACTGTTCTGCAACATAATCTAGATATGCGTCAACCTTCTTAGTGAGGTCTTCTGTTGCTAATTCTGCCTGTTCGTCTAGCTTAGAAGAAAATTCTTCTTCTAGGCGTTCGACTTCGACATTAACTTTCTCTAGAACAACTGTCTCAAAGAGAACAGCAGCTCTTTCTTTAAAATCTTCGGATAGGTCTTCACCACTAAAGATTTCGTTTACTGCTTCGTCCATAGACTTACCAGCCTTTTTCTTTGCAGATGCTTTAATGACCTTTGCTTCGTCATCTTCGTCATCTTCGTCATTATCTTCCGCATCAGCGGCTTCTTTAGCGGTTGCTTTGTCAGCTTTACGCTTCTTAGCATTAACTGGGGTTGGGTCCATTACTTCGGACTCATCCCCACCAGATGCTTTCAATTCGTCTAACTGATCAAGTTCTTGATCTGACATGTGTTGTCTCCTTAGAGTTTATTAGTTATTTTCTTTATTTATAAAAATTTTTATTTTGAAATATTATTTAAGAATTTTGCGAATAGTTTGAACTTTTGTTCCTCAAGTTTGCGAGGTGAAAGTTTCTTGGTCTCTGCAACCATCTGTTCGACCACTTGTTCCCGCATCCAGCTACCAGAAGCGATATCATAAATCCATTCTGACCCCTCCATAATACCTTTTACAAAAGCGTCTGGAGCAGATGGATCAGCAACAATATCACCGGCAGTAGCAAGCATGAAATCACCTTGCACTTCCATAATACCTTGTTTGGTCGCCTTAATTGATCCCATACCACGAGACGATACTCCAAGTGTAGCACCTTCATCCATAAGATTTTTTACTACCTTACCCATTGGAGTGTCCATAATCTTTGCTTTACCAACAAAGTTCGAACCCTCTTGATGCAAGTCAGTAATCATATGTGATACTCGTTCAAGGTTGATGGTAGGTCCATCAGGATGCCCAAGTTCACCAAAAGCTCTATTCTTCTCTACGAATTCTTTATTATATCTCTTCACTTCTTTCGCAATAACTTCAGAAGGATAGACACGACCATTGCGATTCTTGAGGTCGCCTTGCATAAAGACGCCTTCGATGAAGTAGTTTTTAGGCTTACCATCCTCATCAGC